GTGATCCTTATACTGATGCAGGTGTAGCTGCTATTAAAAATCAAATAGAAATGAGTCAGTACAGAGATCCGATTATGGATATGACTAATCAAAATCCTTTAGCAAACCCTAATATTAATAGAGGTGGCATAGATGATATTTTAGGTGGCGGCTACCAAGAATATTTAGATGTTGGTGGAAGTGATTTAACTGAATCGGAATATAATCAAACAATGAATACAATAAATAATGCAATGCCACAAGGATCACCTGGTCAATTAAATCCATACGAGTCCGCTAATCCAACTGGATTAAGTGTTGCAGACTTTAATCAAAAATATGATCCTACAGGATACACAGACAGTCCAGACATGGATGAAGGTATTGGACTAACAAGACAAGAATTATACGAGCAACAAGATACTAGTCTTACTGAAACTTTAAAAAATAAATTTGGATCACTTCTTCCTGATAATTTTGATGCAGCAACAGTTGCAGGTAAAACTTTTGTAAATGCAATTGTTGGTAAACCTATAACTATTGCTTTTGATATTGCAAAAGCAGTATTTGGCATGTTGCCTGATGGCATAGCCGCTACAACAAACAAAGCTAGAGAAACTGGTTTATTGCAAGGTGATAGCACCATTACACAAGATATATATGGAATTAATACTCAGTCTATGTTTGGTGATTATAATCAATATAATATAGATAGAGTTGAACAATTAGAAGCTAAAGTTAATAAAACACTTAAAGATGAAAAAGAATTACAACAAAGACAAGATTATATAGAAAGTTCAGGAGCTGATGGAAATATTGCTCCAGCTGCTACACCAACAGATATTGCTACAGGCAACATTACAGGAGATGCTAGTGTTGCAGAAGATATAGCATTACAAGGTAAAATAGACACAGGTATACAAGCAGCTGACGATGATTCGGGCAGCGAGATGCTAGGTACACCTACAGATGAATTTAGTGATGACGAATTTATGGCAGGAGACACAAGCATTGCAGCACCTGCAACAGGCGATACGGCAAGTGATAGTTTTTTTGATGCTGCAGATAATGCTGCAACATCTAGCCCAAGTTTAACTCAAGCGCAATCAACAGCTAATATAGACGCAGCAAGAAGTGGCGGTGGTGGAAGTAGCGGAACTTTAAGTCAAGCACAATCAACAGCTAATATAGACGCAGCAAGAGGCGGTGGTAGTAGTGGCGGAGGAGGTGGCAAGATCGTCTGCACTATGATGAATAACTCTTATGGTTTTGGATCATTTAGAAATAAAATTTGGTTAAAACATTCAAGAGATATGAAACCTGAATATCAAATAGGGTATCACAAAATATTTTTACCATTAGTTAAATTATCTAAAACAAATAAAGTATTAAAGAAAATATTAGAACACATTGCAATACACAGAACAATTGATATTAGACAAGAATCAAGAAATAAAATTCATTTACTAGGTAGAGTATATAGAAAAATACTAGAACCTATTTGTTACTTGGTAGGTAAGTATGCCAAATAAAGACGCTCTTCAAAAAATAGAATCCCACGAAAAACTGTGTCGTATCATGCAGAAACAAACCCACGAAAAAATGAAACAATTAGAAAATCAGATAACAAGAATAGAAAAAATATTACTTGTGTCTATGGGTTCTGTTATGACAGGTATGGGTGGCATGATAGTAGTCTTAATTCAAAAATTGTAGCGCTCACGCGTATGTCCTACGTTTTCCTACTTTCAAGTTTCTTAAGTTTACTTTTTAATACTCTGTTGTGATGTCTTAAATCATCTATTAGGTGTTCTAGTTCTTCTATTTTTAATTTTTGTCTTAACCACCAATTAATTCCTATTCTTATTTTACTCATTATATCCAATCTTTTAATTCTTCTCCCATAACTTGACTAGCTATGTTTATTTTTTTACGTAAAGCTTTTACAATTCTTTCATCAACAGTATCTTCTGCAATAATATCAATATAGGTCATAGGTTTAGTTTGGCCAATACGATCAATTCTTGCTTCTGATTGTTGTCTTTTCTCAAGATCATAACCATTAGAATAATAAATCATATTACTAGCACCTGTAAGTGTAATACCATAACCACCCGTTTGCGGAGTACCTACTAAAAATCTAACAGGACTATCTGGATCTTGAATAGCTTTAATTGCTTTCTGTCTGTCATCCATAGAGGTATCACCATAGTATGTCATGACAGTGTTATCTCCATCCTTGTTAAATTCTTTCTTAATGTGTTCTACAATTGTTTGTATATCGTACCTATAATGTGCCCAAATTACAACCTTACCGTGTAGTTCATGCAACAAACTAATTAATTCTTCCATACGATTATTTTTTAATACTTGAGTAGTACCATCATCCGATGTAAAATGTCCGCACGTTATTTGATGCAATCGCATCATTTGTGTCATAACTGTTGCTGTAGTTGCAGCCTTACCATTAAGAAATGCAAGTGCACTTTGTTTCATTTGTGAATATACTTTTTTCTGTTCATCACTTAATTGAACAATACGTTTCATAAATGTTTTTTTAGGTAAATCTAGGCAATCATCTTTTAATACTCTGTAAGAAAAAGGTTTAAGTTTTTCTGACAACTCTGCGAGGTTCTTGTACCCCACTACAATATGCACAGATCGTCCACCAAAATTCATCTGTCTCATTATAGCGTATCTTGTTTTAAATGTGTAAAAAGAACTATGATCTAATAACCAAGGATCAAGGAACTCACACTGTTTAAATAAATCTAATGGTGATTTAGTTACAGGAGAACCTGTAAGTATTCTTTTATACTTAACATCTTGACCTAGCTTAACTATATTTTTAGTACGTTTAGCTTCTGGATTTTTTATAGTAGTGGACTCATCAATAGCCATTAAGGTTTGATGACAACTTAAAAACTTTTCTGCAAAGTCAATACCTTTTTTAGTAGAGAAAGCTTCTACATTCATAATTAATATATGTAGATCATGACCTTGTTCAAACAACTTATTTAATTCTTTTTGTTGTTTTTGATTGATATTAGCTTGCCACAATACTGCCGTTTTTTCGACATGATCTGCCATATGTGTAGGTATTTCAGACTCATGCCAGTTTTTATATACACCTTTTGGTGCAACAATTAACACGCCATTTATCTTACCTGCATCATAAAGCATAGATATATTGTCTATTAATACTTTAGATTTACCAGTTCCCATTTCCATGAAATAGGCAAAAACTTTTTTATCCCAAGACATTTCTAATGCCTTAATTTGATGATCGTATGGTTTTGTTTTAAATTTATAGTTCATAATTTTTCTTCTTTCTACTTGACAAGATAACATTAATAATTATTATGTCAACCATGAAAGAAAATACAGTCTATGTAATACAAGAAGTTGCTGGTACTAAATCAGGTGTTCCTAAAATTAATATTATGGGTGCGTCTCGTTATGGTAAGTTTGAATTTTTGTTACCAGAATTTTCACAAATAATATTTTCTCCTGGTCCGTTAGTTTATAAATTAAGACAAGGTTTAAAAAACTTTACGACAGAAGATTATTTATTATTGACAGGTGATCCAGCTATAATAGGTGTAGCATGTTCTATAGTTTCTGACATGACTAATGGTAAATATAATTTACTGAAGTGGGATAAACAAGAAAGACAATATTATCCTATTACAATTAACCTATACGAGAAAGGAGAAATCAATGATTGATTTTGAACAAGACCAAGCAGATGCGATTACACAAACTAATGATGTAAAAGCTTTATCTGATCAAGTTATAAAATTAAGATCACTTGAAGATAATTTGGCAGTCAAGGAAAAAGAATTAAAAGATCTTAAAAAAGATATTGATCTATTATCGGGAGAAGTTATTCCGACTATGATGATAGAAATGAATGTCTCTACATTAAAATTAGCAGACGGTTCCGCTGTAGAAGTGAAACCCGTCTACGGTGCTTCCATCCCTGCGGATAAAAAGGAAGAAGCATTTACATGGCTTCGAAGTAACGGCCTTGGTGATTTGATTAAAAATGAAATCACCGTTGCCTTTGGTCGTAACGAAGACAACAAGGCTAGCGAATATGCTAACCTTGCACAAGGTCGAGGGTTTGAACCAATCCAGAAATTAAAGGTTGAACCCATGACACTTAAAGCACTAGTCAGAGAGCGTCTTGAGTCTGGTAAAGAGATGCCCTCTGATTTATTTAACGTGTTCGCAGGCAATCGAACCAAACTAACAAGGAAATAGAAACATGAACAAAGAAAATAACGTAGTAAAAAAAGAAGAAGCTGGCGCTATAGCAGTTGTCAATTTTGAAGACGACTCTGGCAAAGGTTTAGGTAACATAGGTCATGATGATCTTGCGTTACCTTTTTTAAAAATACTAGGACAATTGTCTCCTGAAGTAAACAAGATAGACGGTAAACATGTTGCTGGTGCAGAACCAGGAATGATTTACAATTCTGTTACAGGTGAATTGTTTAATGGTGATAAAGGTGTCAATATAATTCCATGTCATTATAAATTGGAATATATTGAATGGAGAGACAGAGGCGAAGGATCTGGCGCTCCAGTTGCTATACACTCATCATCTAGTGACATCATGAGTAAAACAACTAGAGGTGCAGACTACAAAGATAGATTACCTAATGGTAATTATTTAGATAAGACTGCTCAACATTTTGTTTTAATCACTGGTGATAGTCCATCAACTGCATTGATTGCTATGAAATCTACTCAATTAAAAATTAGTAGAAAATGGAATAGTATGATGCAAGGCATTAAGTTGAAGGGTAAGAATGGTTTATTCACACCAGCATCTTTCAGCCACATTTATCAATTAAAAACTGTTCAACAGAAAAATGATAAAGGTACGTGGTTTGGATGGGAAGTTAGTAAAGTTGGTGCAGTAGAGAATGCTGCCTTATACCAACAAGCTAAATCTTTTGCTGAAAGTGTTTCCAAAGGAGACATTGAAGTAAAGCATGGTGAAGCAGCTTCTAAAGAGGCTACTCATTTTTAGATTTCTCTAGAGAGAATAGGGCGGCGTAGGGAGACTGAAACCGCCCACTAAATACTTGGGCTTATGGATAAAAAATTTATACAGATATTTACTGGATTAGAAAGAAACTTTGGTTTTGCTAACGTTAAAAATGGATACACAGATCCAGAAACAGGCAAATTTAAATTAAAAAATGGTGACTATGGTTGGTCATCTAAACCTGTAACGGAACAAGATTACATAGATCATTTATTAGGTAAAAGATCTATTGGTATACAAGCTTGTGATGATGAAGGTATGGCACGATTTGGAGCAATTGATATTGATCCTGAATATAAAAACTTTAGTCCACAAAAATACCTTGAAATTATAAAAGAAAACAACATACCTGTAGTACCTTGTAGTTCTAAAAGTGGTGGCTTACATATATTTGTATTTACCAAAGAACTAGTTAAGGCAGAAGTAATTAGAAATTTTTTAGATACCTTACTATTTACATTTAAATTAGAAGTCAGCACAGAAATATTTCCTAAACAAACAAAACTAGGTACAGATGAAAATGGTAAGAAATTAAATGGAAACTTTATTAACT